CGACTTCGGAATGGTAGATAAAACCTGCGCTCTGGTACTCACGGATGATCTCGCCGCGAAAGTCACGGATGCCGATAAAGCCATCGTTCTGCTTGCTGGTGGGCAAGTTCATGCAATGAATAGCAACGATGCGCCCTGGCTTCATTACTCGGAATTGCTCGCGAATCAGGTATAGATACTGCTGCCAAAACTCGCCGCTGTCTTTGCTGTTGCCCATGTCCCTGTCGCTGTTGCTGTAAGTGTACAGCGACTCAAACGGCGGGCTGAATATTGAGAAGTGTACCGAGTCATCCGGTAAACCTGCGGCCATTTCTACGGTATCCGCGTGGTAGACTGCGTAGTTTTCGTTCATTACTTGATCTATTACATTAGCCATTCTGGATTCTCCATTTTTATGTTTGCTTCGTATTCTGTTTTTTCGGTTGCGGCGCTGAATATCTCTTTATCCATCATGGTCTTCATGTGCTCAACCATTGATGCGCCTAGCTCCTGATTGTTTTTGTCTTTCTTCTTGATGTTCTCAATGACCGCGCCTTCTGTGTCTGCGCTTACAACGTGGATGTGAACTTCATTCAACTGACCAAACCGCCAGCATCGGCGTATGGCCTGGTAGTACGACTCCCACGAATCGGAAAGGCCCACGAAAATTATCTGATGGCAGTTCTGGAAGTTCATTCCGAACCCGGCGATTTTTGGCTTAGAGACCATGACCCGCACGTCACTTCTAGCAAAGCCGACCAGTGAATCTGCCTTATGGTCTGGCTTATCGCTCCCCTTTACCTCTACTGCATCGGTAATGGATTTTGTCAGTCGCTCTGATTCGTCGTTCAAGTTGCACCAGATAAGAACCTGGCCTTCCATGCTGTTTGCCAGTTCAGCCGCTACGGCTACGCGGGCATCTACTGAGTCTTTGCGTGCCTTGTTGCGGTCTTGCAAACCCTGAGCCGGCTCAACAAATAGAGCATCTTCCGGCGTAGTCTCGACGACGTGTGAGTGGTAGTGAAGTTTCGGAAGTACGTGACGCGATCCGTCAAAGCCAAGATCGGTGGGGCTTCTGATAACCGCCGCCCACGTTGCCATCCATTCAAAGAAACGGCTCTGGCCGTGGCCTTTTAGCCGCCACTTTGAAACGTCCCCGCCGTCGTGGATGAAGAACATAGCCAGCATTTCAATCTGCGACATGATGCCCAAAAATTCAGCCTGTGTACCAAGCTCCATGAAATCGTTAGGGCTGGGCGTTGCAGTGCAACTGAGCCGGTATTTAATAGACATCCCGAAATCTGTAATTTCTTGCCGGCGCTTGCCCTGCATTCCTTTTAAAATGCTGGATTCGTCTATAACAATTCCCTGAAACACGTCGGGGTCAAACTTGTGAATCTGCTCATAATTTGTGATGACAATGTTGGGGCCAAAAAACGCCGCGCCGGGATTGGCCTTCTCGACGTGTATGCCGTATTTCTTGCCTTCGTCTATTGTCTGCAATGACACCGCCAGCGGTGCCAAGATAATGACAGGCCCGCCCGTATGCTTAGCCACTTGGTCAGCCCATGCCAGCTGCATGATGGTTTTTCCAAGGCCCGTATCTGCAAACAGTGCCGCCTTTCCGCGCTTGCATGCCCATCTTACTAATGGCTCTTGATAGTCAAAAAGCGGGTATGGCAACACTTCGGGGCAAGAAAAACCGGCGTCTACGTGCCGGAATGATTTATTCCTTATGAAGTTTTCATATTCTTTCATCGCCCATTCTCCACATCAATCCACCGCTGGCAGTAGTCTCGCATCTTCTCAATCTCCTTAATCAGATCGTCCTTCTTGCCCATGCGCCGGTTGTACTTGCCGATTGAGAACCGCATTGCACCCCGGAACTCTTCAACGGTGAATGTGCGGGCCGCTTCGTCTATCCAGTCCTCGCCGGTTGCGTCTTGGTAGCGGGGCTGCTTGCCCTCTGCCCGCACGAAAGCCACGTCTTCAAGGTTGTAGTGCAGGCCATCGTTCCCGTTCTGCCCTATGGCATCCATACGCCTTTCGGCTTCTGCCCAAGCCTCATCTTCATCGGGTGTTGTAAAGGTGCACTCAGGAATGTTTGTCGGGCCCGGCGGATCGTATGCCGTGATGTCATCTGTTAGGTGCTGCCAGTGATTGTATGTGCTGTTCATAGCATTCATCCGCCTTTCATCTTCTGCCCAGGCTACGTTCTGCGCTATGGCATCCATGCGCTCGTCTGCCAGCTCGTGATTCCCCGCAAGGCTTATGCGGCCTGACCACGTTACACTATTGCCCTCATCTGCCAAGTGTTCGCGGGCGGCTTGCCATTCTTCGCGGGTGTATGCCCTAACTGATCCGTTCTTTGTGTTGACATACCCCTCAGCAGGGCCTTCGAAAAATATATAAGGGAACCCGTAAGTTCCTCCCCATTTGCTCACATTATTAGCCAACCACTTTAAAGACATCTCCGAACCTCCCTCTCCGCCATTGTCATTCGAACCCGCGTCTCCATATACCAACGCTTAGCCGCCCCGTTCCGTCCATACCCTAAGCCCGCCATTGCTGAACGAATCGCGCACGCTTTGCGCCAGGCTTTCCAGTGCCGGTTATAGTTTTTTCTTGCTTGTTGGATTGTCATCTCATTTCTCCCGTCTGTTAATCGACACCCAGATCGTAACCCTAAACCTACCCTGGCAATAAAGATTCTTTTGGACTTAGCCGCCACGTGTTAGCGCGGCTTTGGTTATATGCCTAGAAAGGGATTAGCGAATCATCATCGAAATCATCACCAGCCTGGCTTCCGGGTGTCGCTTGCGCATCCTGCTTCTGAGGCGCATTGCCAGAGTCTGACCAGAACACCTTGACGTTGCCCAGGATATTGCCCTGCACCTTCTGCTCTCGCTCTTCTTTGCTAACGTCCTGCGTTACCATGCCAGAGTTTCCATATTGATCCAGCTCATCCAGGTCGATGAATACGGTTGTGTCAAGGTAGGTTCCCTTGGCCCCCTTGAATAGCCTGGCCTTGTCAATTTTGCTGACATCAATCTTCACTGATACGCCGATTTTACTCATTGGTTTTTCCTCGTACTCTCGCTGGCTTTAATTTTGTCCACGTACTCGCAGACCAGTTTTTCGAACTCGACTAAATCATGCTCCATCTCAGCAATGTAATCATCATCGCGCTGCACTTCATACAGTGTCAGATCCTTCCCCGCTGGCTCAAGTGCCGGGCAATATAATGCGAAGTGCCACCAAGTACGCCCTGTGAGCCACAAGCAAGCCTGCACTTGATCGGTAAACTCTGACATATCCCCGTCGATTAAAACCGACCTTATGCGCTCAGGGGAGACGAGGCATTTATACTCTGCGCCACCATCATCCCCGATAAGACCATCGGCTGATGCGCCGAACCTTCCGTCCACCGTTTTGACCATACCCGTTGGGATAACTTCACAACCAATTTCAAACTCATGGCGTGCCCTGGCTTCCGGCTCCATCTCATTGCCGCGCTTCATCTGGTATGTCTGAAAGCCTTCGTCCAGTGGCTGCCCGCTGATGCGCTCACAAGCCAGCCTAAAAGCGTAGTTTAATGCGGCGGCCTTGTGTTCGCCTTTGTTCTTGCCGCTCTTGTAGGTGTCTCTGACGGTCGCCACCATGCTGGCAGTGATAAGCCCCGCCCGCTCTAGGTGCCACTCAGGTGAGCCCTGTTCACAGTCCACGTAATAGACTTCAGGCATCTGGTGTTGCCTCCTCTTTCTTGGCCTTCAGCTTGTTCAGATGCGCCTTGGCTGGCTTGAACCTGTGGGCCTGCATCTCATCAAGCGATTCAATCTTGGCCGAATCACAGAAGTCGCTTAGTGTAAGCCCCGCCGCGTCAACCGATTCAAGTAGCTGCTGTACTTGAGTCTCACTGATTGTCTCCTGATCCTTGGCCCGGCTCTCGTCATTCTCGCCAGTCTCTAGCCATAACACTTTGATAACGGCTGACTTTGTTGCATACGTCAGGCACTTGCCAGGACCCTTGTCGCCATTGTCTAGCGCCTGCGCCTCAATGTTGACTTCAATTTTGTCATCCGGCTTGTCCATGTTCACAAATGAGATGATATAAAACCCGGTGTAAAGGCGCATCTTTGAGCCCTCTACCGCATCGTCAAACGCGCCACTGGTTTGGCTTGGAGTGATAACAATGCCGTGTTTTACAAACGAACTGCGGGCCACTGACACTACCTGATCATGTGTCACCGCCTTGTACCCTTGCACAGTCGCGTCTTTCTGCGCGTATCTCACGTCCTGCATAACTTTATTGATACGCTGATAGATGTTCAATTCGCTCATTGTTGTTTCTCCTTTGCGTAGGCTACTGAATAGCCATAGTCATAACTCACACCACGCCCCGCTTGATGGGGCACTCCGTCCGTGCAATCTTTCTTGCCTTGCTCAACTTGTTGATAGTTCATACTATCTCCGGCATATTATTTCCCAGATTTTTGGGGTTGTAAGATTCTATTTTTATACTTAGCACATCCGCACGGGTCAGCTCATCCATCTGCGCCACGTACTCATAAGCAGCAAGGGCAGTCGGAAATCCAGCCGTGCCGG